ACACTTGGCACAAGCAACAGGTGTTAACACAAAGAGCCCAGTCGCTCGCAGTTAATACATGAAAACACTAAGAGAACAACTTACCTTTAATCAGGCCAACATCCAGGTTCTAGAAGAATCTGGACCAGATGGTCACGGTAAAAATCTCTATTTAAAAGGCATCTGTATTGAAGGCAACAAGCGCAATGCAAATGACCGCGTCTACCCCATGCATGAAATCAGCAAAGCAGTCAACACAATTAATGAGCAAATCAAGAGTGGTAACTCAGTGTTAGGTGAAGTGGATCATCCGGATGATTTGAAAATTAATCTAGACCGTGTGTGTCACAGCGTTGAAGGTATGTGGATGGAAGGCGATACCGGATGTGGAAAGTTAAAGATTTTACCAACCCCAATGGGCGAGTTGATCAAGACTCTATTGACATCAGGTATAAAACTTGGAGTTTCAAGTCGTGGCAGCGGCAACGTTGACGACAGAACAGGACATGTAAGTGACTTCGAAATAGTCACTATAGATGTAGTTGCTCAACCCAGCGCACCCAATGCATACCCTAAAGCAATATATGAAAGTCTCATGAATATGAAGTACGGTCATAGACTGTTAGAGGTAGCCAAGGAAGCGGGAGAAGACAACAAAGTGCAGAAGTATCTCAAGAATGAAGTTGTAAAACTCATCAGAGAACTCAAGATCTAAGGAGAATCTACTAATGTTAGATGCAATCAAACCATTGTTAGATAGTGACCTGATCACCGAGGAAACTCGTCAAGAGATCACAGAAGCTTGGGAAGCCAAGTTAAGTGAGGCTCGTGAACAGGCTCGTGCAGAACTACGTGAAGAGTTCGCACAACGCTATGAGCATGACAAGACAGTGATGGTAGAGGCTTTGGATAAAATGGTAACAGAAGGTTTGGCCGCAGAAATTGCTCAGGTAGCCGCTGAAAAGCGCAACTTGAGCGAAGACCGTGTCAAATTCCAACACAAGATAAAAGAGTCAGCACAGAAGTTTAACGGCTTCTTGGTGACGAAACTTGCAGAAGAAATTGGCGAATTGCGTAAAGACCGTCGGATGCACACAGAAGGACTCGCTAAACTCGAAAACTTCATGGTGCATGCATTGGCTCGTGAAATTCAAGAGTTTGCCGCAGACAAACGCGACGTAGTGGAAACAAAAGTCCGCTTGGTCCGTGAAGCCCGCGCAAAACTTGAAACACTCAAAGTGCGTTTCGTAAAAGAATCCGCTGAGAAAATGAGTCAGGCTGTTAGCCGTCATCTAAAGACAGAACTTTCACAATTACAAGAAGACATCCGAATTGCTCGCGAGAACAATTTTGGTCGTCGTATCTTTGAAGCATACGCAAGTGAATTTGGTGCTACTCACCTGAATGAGAAAGCAGAAGTTCGCAAGTTGTATAGTGCATTGTCACGCCGTGACAAGCAATTGGCGGAAGCCATCCGACTCGCACAACGAGCCAAAGTTGTTGTGGAGTCAAAAGAACGTGAAATACGTATAATCAAAGAATCCAATGAGCGCGAAAGCACCATGGAAATGTTGCTTGCACCCCTAAACCGGGAAAAGCAAGATGTTATGCGTAATTTGCTTGAAAGCGTACAGACAACCCGTTTGAAAAACGCATTCGAAAAGTATCTGCCAGCAGTATTGGAAGACCGCTCTGTAAAAGCTAAAAAAGTGATTACAGAAAACGTTTCAGTAGCAACTGGGGATAAATCTGTTCCAAGTGGTCAGCAGGAAGATCGTAGTAATGTGATCGACTTAAAGCGCCTGGCAGGGTTATAATTAAATAAGGAGACTTAAATGTCACAAGAACTATTAGAAAGCCGCTGGGGCGAGACCAAAGAAGCATTGCTCGAAGGTTTAAACGGCTCAAAGCGCAACAGCATGGGCGTTATCCTTGAGAATACACGCAAGTATTTGAAAGAAAACGCAACTGCTGGTTCCACAGCATCTGGCAACATCGCCACACTTAACCGTGTGATTCTGCCAGTTATCCGTCGTGTTATGCCAACCGTTATTGCTAACGAATTGGTAGGCGTTCAGCCAATGACTGGTCCAGTTGGTCAAATCCACACTCTGCGTGTTCGTTACGCACAGAGTTTGACTGACAATTCTGCTGCCGCCACAAGCGTGACAGCTGGTCAAGAAGCATTGAGCCCATTCACAATTGCACAAGCATATTCAACTGTGCCACAAGGTACTAGTACTGCTGCTGCTTACACAGGTGGCGCAACAGCAACCATGGAAGGTACAGGCGGTAAGCAAATTTCTGTGCAAATCTTGAAACAAGCCGTTGAAGCTCGTACACGTAAGTTGCAAGCACGTTGGACTTTTGAATCTGCACAAGATGCACAAGCCATGCACGGTATTGACGTTGAAGCAGAAATTATGGCTGCTTTAGCTCAAGAGATCACTGCTGAAATTGACCAAGAGATTCTTTTGAGTCTACGTAGTTTGGCAGCAACTGAGTTCACATACAACCAAGCAACTGTTTCAGGTACTGCTACATTCGTTGGTGACGAACACGCCGCATTGGCTGTTTTGATCAACCGTGTTGCTAACTTGATTGCCCAACGCACACGTCGTGGCGCAGGTAACTATGCTGTTGTGAGTTCTGCCGCACTCACAGTGTTGCAATCTGCAACCACTAGTGCTTTTGCACGTACCACAGAAGGCACATTCGAAGCACCTACAAACACCAAGTTTGTTGGTACATTGAACGGCGCTATGCGTGTGTTCGTTGACTCTTATGCAGCTGATACAACACCAGTGTTGGTCGGTTACAAAGGTAGTTCAGAAGCAGATGCTCCAGCATTCTACTGCCCATACATTCCTTTGATGAGCAGTGGTGTTGTGTTGGATCCAACAACATTCGAACCAGTGGTTAGCTTTATGACAAGATATGGCTACATTGAATTGACCAACACTGCCAGCTCGTTTGGCAATGCTGGCGACTACGTCGGGGAAATTACCGTTTCGAATTTGAGCTTCAGCTAATCTTCGATTGGTATTTTACCAAATCAAAAAAGCACCTTCGGGTGCTTTTTTGTTGACTTTTCTTTCTGAATATGTTATTATAAGGTGAAATCGCAGTGAGAAACTAAATAACAATGTGAAACCTTACACCTATCTAATCCGACATCGACCTTCCGGCAAAGTATATTATGGATACCGTTCGGCCAACCGAGTAGATCCTGTAAACGATCTTTGGAAACACTACTTCACTAGCAGTCTGGGTGTTCAGAAACTGATAGAAGAAACTGGCGCAGACAGCTTTGATACAGAAATACGCCGAATATTTGAAACAAAAGAACAAGCAAGTAACTGGGAAACTCGTGTGTTACACCGTTGTAATGTCTTACACGATGATCGTTGGCTCAATCAAAATGTAGCAGGATACATTGTGCCTACTGTAGAATCAAATAAAAAGATCAGTGACTTTCACAAAGACAAACCTAAAAGCAAAGAACACAAACAAAAAATGCGAGAAGCGCAAAAAGGTAAACCAAAAAAATCAACAGTATACCAAACACTTGAATACAAGGCACTAATGTCTAAAATTAAATCTGGAAAAGGTAATGCTCGCTATGGAGTAGAAGTATCAGAAGAAACTCGTCGCAGAATCAGTGAAGCCAAAAAAGGCAAGCAAGTTGCACACAACAAAGGTGTGCCAATGAGTGAAGAACAAAAGGCACTGATCCGTGCTACCAAAGCTGCTAACCCAACCAAGATGAGTGTAGAATCAATTCAAGCCAGGACAGAAAAACTACGAGGTCAAACCCGACCCAAACTCTACTGTGCTCACTGTGATAGACACATAGCTACGGGATGGTTCCACCGCCACGGTACCAACTGTGCCAGTATTAAATTTTAAACCAGGCCAGATACTGTTCTATTTTTTTCAAAACACTGGGCCAGTCTCCCTGCTCAGGTTGCCTAAACAAACGGGCACTAGAGTACCAAGGACTTGAATCTCTATCCAACAACCAACGCCAGTCTGTGGCAAACGCATTGAGCATGACCCATACTGGACGTCCCAAGGCACCTGCCAAGTGAGTGATAGCAGTATCCACACTGACAACAACATCCAGGTGCATCATCAATGCTGCTGTGTCAGCAAAACTGTTGATTGCACCTGGCCAAAGTTTGACACCAGCGTTGGCCAATGCCTGTTGTTCATCGGCGGTAGCATCCACTTGTAAACTAATCCACTCATATTCAGCATGACGTTTAATCATGACCAGCACTTGATCAAACGGTACACCTTTGTGTTGATTGAGCCAAGCGTCTCTGCGACCACTCCAGGAAATTCCCACACGCATTTTGTATTTGGGTCCTAAG